CCATATAGCCTAACAATCCTATAGAACCTCCGCTACAATCACAATAAGCGTCAACATCAGAAGTCTCAGAGTAGCAACCGATTAATTCATAAAGAGTCCTTAAATCGTACACCAAATATAAGTAGTCTCTTTGGATTGATCCCATATTGAAAGAGCCTGTGTGTATTGTATTCCCTGCGCTAGCAGTTACGGTTAATGGAGTTGCAGAACCTAATAAGGTATTTATACCAACCGATGTATTAGGCAAGAAAGTATCGGTAAGAAGATACATCAGCTTATTCTCTAAAGAATTAAAGTCAAATGTATCTGACAATATTTTATTTGTTCTTGTATATACAGTGCTATTTAATACAGGTATTGCTCCACTTCCTACCGCACCCGTAACTGAATTAAACAAAGAAACCAACGGCAATGAAGAGCCGCTAGCAAACGTCACGGCAGTAGATTGCAACGGAGATGTTGGAACGTATTGTGTGTAATAATACTCGGCATGTATAGACTTGCCCGAATCTCCGCTATCGGTCAATACAACTTGGATGACACTCATATTGATTATCTCAGGGCATCCTATTGTTATAGTCATGTCTTCGCCTATCAACTCTCCATCAAAAACAAATGAAATATAAGCTATATTTTCTGTAGGAATCGTCTTGTCAAAGGACCATTCGCCTGATTCATTATATATCGGGTCTGAGCTAGACTCTATTCCATTATAAAGACTATTTATAACAACATTAAATCCTTCTCCTACACTAGGAATACTGTAAGATACAGTATAAGAACCAACAACATTTGTTCCTAAATTAACGCAGAAAGATTTTCCTATAACGCTAGGTATTGGCAAGGTAAATGTAATTCCGCATTCTTGACATTTCTCAGGAGATGGCTTTTGTATATTATTTATACTCAATACATATTCATTAGTAAACGGATCGTATCCACCTAGCTTTTGATAGTCTATTGAGTTTTTGAATGCATCCCTAAAGAACACATTCATATTTGCATCTGATACAACTTTTAGTTGCTCATTTGTATATGCGTTACCTTTAAGTTGAATTACAGCACCCCTTTTGGTATCTGTAAAATACCTATCGTATCCCCATTGAACATAGCTCTCAGGATTTGAACTTATACCATACTTCTCTGTCCTAGCTATCTGAGTTCCCAATACTTCGGGAACTGACGTTATAGCTCCTCCTGCTGCAGAATCAGAAAGCAAATTTTTTCCTGAAAGAACGTAAGATATCTTATCCTCCTGAAGAACAAGCACGTCTGTTTCCCTTCCGTCTAATATTTGAATGCTACCAAAAGAAGATTCCAATCTCTTCCAATTCAATAAGCCCATATTAAACTCATTGAGCTTATTCACATTTGACTCAGGATTGAATACGCCGCTATAAGTAATATCCGCAAACCTATGAGCTCTCTTGTAATTTTCTGCAGAAACTGATGTAACTCTTTGCCCTAAATCAAATGGTCTTCCAACAATAGAATCTCTTATCTTATAGCTTTCTACGCCATTACCAAATGAAAAGCAGTTAAAAAATCCCGTATTAACTATACCATTTTGAGAAGCTGTTTGATCTTCAACATTACCCATGTGGTAACCATCTACAATATCAAAGCATAATTCATTCTCAAAGAAAACATCAGGAAGAGCATCAGTTGGTTCCGTCTCAAACACAAATAAATTATCTGTACGATAAACCGTTATTGTAGCATGTGCATAAGATTTTTTCCTATCCAAAGTACCCGGACAAGATATAGTTCCGCTTCCTTTAAAATATAATCTTCCATTGCCATCCCTATCAAATCTATAATAATTTGTACATAAGTCACAACTAGGATTGCCATATCCTGCTTGAAATACATTATCCATTAAACATTCCCCGCAACTCACGTCCTTAATTCCATCATTTAAGAATTGGGCAATATTGTCTCCAATAAACCAATCCTCCATATTATCATAGCTTGATAATGCTGTAAATGTTTTGTTTAAAGTATAATTTCTTCTTTCGCAAGCACATCCATTTGCTGCTCCTCTTCTATAAAATTTTATATCAAAAATTATTTTACTTCCGGCGGGAACAGTATAATCAATATCTGTGTTAGGATAACTCATAGGATAAGAAAAAACAGCACAAGTACCACCATTTTCCGCTTTATTTGATATTTGACCATAATCAATTACGCTATTTTCTTTTTCTGATGCATCAAAATTGCTTGCATTTATTTTCATATAAACGCCTGCAGGAGGGGTAGCTCCTGTTACGGTCTCTATAAATCCTGCCGCATAAGTTTGCTTATCAAGAACTGTTGCGTATGCGCAATCTGATAATGGTCCGCTATTATCTCTTTTAACTATAAACCTATCTCCAACCTGAACCTTCCTAGCATTCTCTCCTTCTAAAAGAAAAAATGTTTCGCTTAATAAATTCTTGTTGGTAAAGCACAAATTCGAATATATAGTTTCATACTTTTCGCTATCCGGCTTAATTACAAATTTGTATTTTTTCGCCCAATAAGGAGCTATTTGAGTTGTAGGAATAGTTACTTGGATACTATTTTTTAAATAAGAATTTCCGCATGGAACATTTACAGTATTGTTATTGCTAACCAAAGTTGTAGTAGCTCTATTATACTCATCCATATAAACTATACCAATCTCATAACCTCTATTACTATGAAGGCTTTTTGGTGTAGCTATCTTCTGCCATTGAGCATTCTCTAACGATATTTGATAATAATCTCTAAATTCAGCTAAGGGGCTTACAACGGGATCCTCCCTATATATAGTAGCCGTTATTTGTAAACCTAAAATATCGCTAGATGGAGTAGTTATTATAGACATTGGAACCGACGTTTGAAATGTCGGTTGATTTATAAAACTAAATATCTTATCGTAAGTAGTAGTGCTAGATGATAAAGAGTTTTGAACTGAACAGTTGAATTGGTCCGTAAATGTACTTCCATTGCAAGAATCTCCCATATCGGATTGAATATTCCCTCCTCCAAAAATTCCTCCTGACCCTATAAAATTAACAAACTCAGCGCTAGTAGCCATTTCATACACAGAGCTATAGCTAGTTGGTAGTATGAATGTAAAAGAAGCATTTATTTCTTGAGCAGGCGATATTGGCAATCCGCCTGTAGGAGTTCCGTAATATAATTGATGGTTAGCCCTAAAGCTAACAGTTAAAGACGCCCCTTCAGTCAAATCTATATTGGATAAATCTACGTTTAATACCGTATTATTGACGCTTCCAACAAATATATAATTTCCTGCAGATAAAGATGTGGGCAACTCTTCGTTAGAAATATCCTCAGATATTAAAGAGGCATAATACCCTAGTCTTATAGGTTGGTCTAAGTCATCAACTAAATCATATCCCTCAATATAATTTCCGTACATTATCCTGTTACCCATTATGGTTTGAGACTGAGCTAATAACGGAACATTGTCATATAGTCTTAATAATTCAGACTCAGGAAGTATAGTAAATATCTTGCTATTTGAGAAGATGTATGTATAAATCTGATTGTCAAGAAGTCCTAAATCTTTTTTATTTAACTTCTCAATTACTTTAATAATATTATTATTTGATTGCTTAAACAGCAAATCTACGCCAACCACTAACGGTCCACCTGCATTGTATTGTATTTGGGCAGAATTAAAATAATTCACCATCCCTTCATTCAAAAAGCTATTTACACTAAAATTAAATTGATTGGGAATAAATGAAATGTCAGACCACTGAGATGTTGCAGAATACTGCCCATCTTCATACCTATATCTATATGCGAAGGATACGAACCTTGTCTCTAGATAATTTGATTCATTCGCTATCCTAGTTGGCGTAACTATTGGAGCTGATACAGGCGGCTTTTTAATAACCAATATATCTTCTTCGGTTATTACATCTATATAGTCAATAGGATTTGGATAGTTTTTGTTTATATTGATTACTCTAGGAGGATTATAGTTGTCTGTAAAAAACAAAAGATTCTCTATCAGATTAACTCCTGTTATTAAATATTCAGGATTAAAATTCAATACAGTTAAATCTGTGCTTGAATTTATACTTAGTATATGATACTTTAGGGATTGGGTTTTTTCGCTAAAAGAAACAATTAAGTCTAGTTTACAATTTGCCGATATTTTTTGGCAAAAAAATTCAGGGTCATGAACAAACCAATATATCGTCTCCGAAGTCCCATCTTCGTAAGCTCCTATGCATTTTGCCAAATAGCTTATTCTAGAACCATCTAAATAAATCAAATCTGTCAACGACTCGTTCCCTCTAGCGTTTTCAACAACACCAACACTACCATTACCGTTCCCGCTATAGTTTCCTTCCGTAGAGGCCATTCTTATGTTCATGGCATCCCTATACTCTCCATTTTGAAGAAGCCTGTCATCTACAGACTTATTCATCTTACCTGAAAGAAAGTTCCTTGAAATATTTGCCATAATTATTTAATTATCTTATCCATTCCTCTTAAGTTCATTAATAGTCTTCCCGGATGAATATTGCTTATTCTTATTTTAGCGTTTCTAAGCAATGCTGATTTTCTTTTTCTAACCCTATTGATAACGTATTCTTGAACATTAAATTTAGAGCTCAATATAGCATATTCAATAGCAGCATAGATATAATCTTCAAACATCTTATTTACTGTAACCAAAGAATCGTCTCCGTTCTCCATGCCATCAGAAACGTATTCTAATATACAAAGCTCGCCTGACATTTTTGAGTCAAAGTTTATTACTCCCGTTTTTTTGTCAATATTAAAAGTAGGGTTGAAATTAGCCGTTTCTGTATTCAATCCAATCCTAGCACCTACACTATAAGTAAAGTACCACATTCCATCAACAAACCAACCTTCTTGACCATAAAATTGACTATCCCTATTTAAGTATATATCTTTCTTTAGCCCATGAAGTCTATCAAAATCTATTGTAGAGTTTTGCGGCTTTAATATATTTCCATTCTGATCAAACAATATATTTGCATCATTATCCTGAAGGTATGCGTTTGAAGACAAGACTTGAATGTTCTCGCTCATTGGTCTCAAGTATCCATCTTTATATACTGAAATTCTAACCCAATTTACAAAGTCAGACGGCAAAATATATTTCAACGAGGCTCCAACCGAAAGCTCTAATACTTTTATTTCTTTGAATGCATCATAGTTCAGCTCCTGAATCGCCCTCTTTGCATGAAATAAAATCTTGTATCTATCCTCGTTGTTAACCAAAGAATGGTTTCCTGAATACATCAAAAGAAAATTGGTCACAATATCCTGAAGGCTAACATATTGATAAGAGCCCCAATTTTTATCAGTAGGGGATACTCCCCCATTCTCGTAGTATTGATATTGAGATATATATGCCATTTATTAAAATTATTGTTGTTGACTGAATGTTGGTTGTTCGTGCTGCTCTTGAGCAATAGCGAATTGAGTAACAGAAAGTTCCCTTATAGACACTCCTGCATACTGAAGTATTTTCATCACCAATTTAAACTCGTCCTCCTGAGGCATCTCAAAATCTTGGTAGTCAGGTTGTGTTTGGTCAAATACAGCAGAACCATTTATTGTTATATAGGTCCATTTCGGCTCCTTAGGATATCTAAAATATATTGCATTTACCATTCCGTATAAATTTATACTAGAAGGATACACAGTAACAGTATCGCCCGATATTGAGTA